GCTGAGCCACGATCGTCTTCAGATGACCCTCGTAGAGCTGATTGAACAGCGGATGGCGGGACAGCCGCTGAGCGGGCAGGTTGTTGGCCACGTCATAGAACCGCTGCATGATGCGGTCCATGGCCCGCATGTGCGCCAGCGGATTGCGACCCACGTTGGCCATGTGCACCGTGGGCCGGTGCAGTGGGTTCGGCACCGCATCCTGCAGGAACTCCGGCGACACGCCCTCCGGCGTGAGGGCCTGCATGCGGATCTCCGGCAGCGGCAGGTAATCATCAATCTCGTAGCGGTAGCGCTTGACCATGTCTTCAGGCGCCATCGTCTTCAAGCCCAAGCGCTTCCAGTACTGCTTGCCCGCCGGGTCAACCTTCAGCCACTTGACCGCCTGTTCGTCCGTGGCCCCGGCGATCATCATCCGCTGTAGCCGGTCGCCCGCAATCTGCGCATTGATCGCATGCGTCCACGCATCCGCGTGCTTCACCGGGTCATCGATGGCGTCGATGGGTCGGGCGCCATTGTCGAAGGACCGGATCAGGTTCTGGTGCATCATCTGCTTGGCCGTGGCGAACAACTGCGTGTACGCCTCCGTCCCGCTGATGCGCTGCATGGCGTAGTCGCCACGCTGGCCGCCGAACGCGGCCGGGAAGACCACGCCGTCAATCTCGACAGCGCCCGCGCCCTGAAAGACCTTCTTCTGCTTCTGCGCCGCCTCCAGGGCCGCGTCCCGGGAGAGGTTGCGGTAGTACTCCAGCATCCCGGCCCGCAGCTCCATGTCCCGGAGCTGCATGGTCTTACCGGGCCAGACCGAGCTGGCCTGTCGGGCTCGTGTCCGGATCAGCTCGTTGCGCCTGGACTGTACAAACCGCTCCGTAGCGCGACGCTGCGCCTCCGTGGCGTCCGCGGGAAGGTTGCTCAAGCGCAGCTCGGCCTTGCCGAGCCGGTTCTCCGCCATGAGGGCGTCCCGCTCGCGCGTGCGGCGCTCTGCCTCGATACGCCCGCCGGACTTCTTCATGTCCGCCTGCAACAGGTCCAGCTCGTCCTGCGCGTAACGGGCGGACTCCAGGTACATCTGCTCCTTCAGCTCATTGAACTTCCGCTCCTCGCGGTGCGCGAGGTTGGTCGCGGCGTTCTTGATCCCATAGCCCACTCGCAGAGCCATGGCGGCGGTGCCGAGACGGGCCCACTGGCTGGCCAGGTCATCGCCCATCGCACGGGCGATGTAGCCGATGCGGAACAGGGTGGTGAACTTCCAGAGGTGGTTCAGGTACTCGCCGGCCGACAGGATCCAGTCCGGGTTACCCGCGTGGGACTCACGGATTGCCCGCAGGGCGGAGGCGTGCCGGGCCATGACCTTGTTGAACTCGTTCAAGTCCGGCATGATGTGCGAGTTCATGATCCGCGAGACCGTATGCGGATGGACCTTGATGCCGCCTTCGGCCTCGAAGGTGTCCACGCGCAGCGGCGAGCCGTCCTCCGCCGCGCCCGCCATCTTCGAGGCAGTGAACTGCTGCATGTCGTCGATCTGGCCCAGCAGCTTCAGCCGCTGGGCCTCGTAGATCTCGCGTCCCGCCTCAGGGGTAAGCCCGTACTTCTTGGCGATCTTTGCCGCACCTATGCGGTTGACGCTGTCGAGTAGCTCCCTGCGTTCGCCCTCGGATGTCGTCTTCAGGTACTGGTTCAGGATCTCCTGCCGCGTCTCCGCGGTCACGCCCGGGATGCGGGCGAGCTGCCCACGCAGCTCCGCCATGTTGGCGGCCTCGAAGGCCGTGCCCTGGTCAATGGACATGTACCCGTTGGGGCGGTGATTGGCCAGCATCCGCACCAACGTCACCGGCGTGGTGAAGAAGTCCCCCACGCCCCACAGCCTGGTTTTCACGAAACCGGACGTGACATCCCGGCCGGCTATCCGGCCCGTCGCCGGATCGATGCGGCCAACGGCCGGGGTCGTGGTGACGTCGAGCCGCCGGGCGTTCAGGCGACTACGCGCCGGGCCCGCCAGGTACTCGTTCTGCGCCGCTGTGCGCTGTTCGGCACGGGCGAAGCTCCAGCGCGAGAGATGGATCTGATCGATCTCGTCCGCGATGCCGGGATGGATGAGCTTGCCCGTCCCGTCATACGAGCCCACGATCTGCTCATAGCGCTGCACCATCGCCGTATCGGCGCTGATGGCCTCATTCAGCCGAGCCATCTGGCCCTGGGCCAGGGCCCTGAGCCCTGGGTCCCAACTGGCCCCATGAAGGGCGTACGAGAGGTCAATGTCCGCCAGGCGCGCACTGTCCGCCTCGATACGCTGACGCGCCAGCACGTTACGGCTCATCAGCTCTTCCTGAGCCCGCACGTCACCCATGCCGGTGCGAATGAACAGCTGCCGCTCCTCCGGCCCCTTCAAGACAGCGTTGATGGCCCCGAGCTTTGGGCCCAGCGTCTTCATGGCGAAGTCGGTGTTATTGACCAACTGCGGGTTGTCGGCGTTCTTCTCCAGGAAGTCCATCAGCTGGCCCATCCGGGAGGAGTTCACCAGCTGGTCAATGCGCTCCTGAGACCAGCCGCCCTTAGGGCGGACCTTGACAGTGGTGGCCGCACGGGTGGCTCCGGCAGCCTTGCCGGTGAGAACCAGCGGATCGGCGAACCAGGCCAAAGCGAAGTCCCCTACGCCCGTGCCGTACTTGTAGAGGGCGGACTTGTCCCTCAGCTGCTGGACGTAGCGGTTGCCCACCGCGGGCATACCCGCCTGCTTCAGCAGGTCCTGCTGCTGGTCCTTGGACAGGTCCTTCCACTCCGGCGGCAGGTAGGCCTCCGGCGGGGTGTAGTACTCCAGCGGTGAGTTCACCGCCTTCTCGGCCTCGGACTTGTCCAGCGCGATGGCCTGCGTCGGGGAAATGTGGTTCGCCGCCCGCCAGGCGCGCGACCACTCAGCCGCCGAGAAGTACTTGCCACTGAAGCCGATGGGGTCGTCGTCGCTACGTCGCCCCAGCTTGCCCATCAGGGCCGCGGTGGAGAGAGGCTGCGAAATGACGTTATCGCGAACGTAGTTCAGGGCCAGGACGAATGACTCTGTGGAGTGGCTGACGTACTGCCCCAGAGCCGTGTTACGGGAGTCGTCGGGGGCGGCGACGTTCTTGTTGCCCTTCCAATCCGTCTCCGTGTGGAAGGGGTTGATATAGCGGTCAAGCGAGTTGACGGCGTTCGCCGTACTGTCGAGCGCGTCAGTGAACCAGTTACCCACGGCTCACCCCAGACCCTCGAACGAAGCCTGCTCCTCGGGGTGTAGGTCGATAACCGCGGACGTACCGATCATCGAAGCGGCAAGGCCGTAGCCGGCCAGCCCTGCGGGCGGCCCGTACAGGGCCATATCCACAGCCAGAGGCGCAGCGTGTGGCATGGCCGCGAAGTACGCGCCCATCTCTTCCAGCGTCTCCATCAGCCCGCCTGACTCTTCAAGAACCTCACCAGGTTGCGCGCCTCCTTCGAGGCGCCCGGGACGTTGGCCATGCGCTCCAGTGCGGGGAGCCATGTCACCAGCCGCTCCATATCTGCATCCCGCGCGGGCGGCAGGTTCAGCGCCTCCATGCCCGGCCCGGCGCCCGCGGCGGCGCCGGCCGTGACCGGCGTACCCGGCTCCGCGGTCGGCTCCCCGAAGCCCATCAGGCTGCTCAGGTCCGGCCCCTGCGGCATCGCGGGGGGCTGGTCGCCCCCGGCCGACTCCGCGAGTGGTGCGGCCTGCTGCAACTGTTGCAGCTCCTTGCGATCCCCGTAGGCGCCCCCAGAAGGGGTGCGAACCGGCTGCCCAGGCCCGCCGTCCGTACGGCGCGCAAGAGGACCCGGCCCACTGACGGGGGCCGGGTTCGCAGGCTGCCGGTAGCCGCCGGACGGCATGCCTCAGTGCGCCTTGTTGCTGTCGTTGCTGCCCGTGGTCGGGCGGCCCGGCTGCAGGCTGGTGCTGTTCCAGCCCGCGATGTTGCCGGTGGTGTCGTTGGCGCCACCGATCGAGTTGCCGCTGTTCTCGCCCGACATCGGCATCTGGGTGTTCGGGGACTCCATGCCGCCCTTCAGGTGCGCCATGGGCTGGCTGCCGGCCTCGTGGTACGGGTCGCCGCTGAATCCGTCGCTCACTTCTTGCTCCCTGTCTTGTGCTCGTCGCAGTACTTCGTGGGCCGCGGGCCCTTGCTGACCGCACGGGGATTCGTGCAGCCGTCCTTGATGCACTGGTCCTCGGGGCCTGGACCTGCGTTACGCAGGTCCAGGTCACTGACCTGCGTCTTCGCCGCCTGGGCGCACCCGATCCAATGGCCGTCGTCCCGGCCGCACTGTCGGCACGTCATGCCGGAACCTGCCTCTTCACTGATGCGGACGCCGTGGGACGCCCGGAGCTGGTGAGCCCGGCGAGCAGGCTCATGACGTCGGGCTTGCCGCCGGGGCCCATCTGGGCCTGGCCGGGCGCGATACCGCCCGGCATGCCGGTGGTCGGGTTGACCCCGAAGGGCACCCCGGGGCCCTGGCCCTCGTCAGGGCTACCCGGGGCACCAGGAGCGCCAGCCGCGGACGTGGGGGACGTCGGCTGGGGCTCCGGCTGGAACGCGGACAGGATCGCCTCATGCATGGGCATCTTGTCCCGCAAGTCGATGAGCTTGGCGGCGTTGGTGAGCAGCATCGTGGGGTCCATGCCCTGTTGGGCCATGATCCCGATGGAGGAGAGCAGGGCAAACACGCCCTGCTTGAGGGCGTCGGTGGTCTGCTCCTTGTCCACCTCGGCCTGGAGGGTCGTGACGTCGATATCCATCGGCAGCTGCCTCTGGACGAAGTCCCGGGACACGAGCTGGTCGCCGCGGAGCTGGAGAAGGAAGATCAGCGCCTGGTTCGGGTTCATGCCGCTGGCGAAGCCGTAGGAGACGGAGACGCGGTAGTTGCCGCCGATGTCCTTCGACGGCGTGTACGTCTCGGAGAACGGCGTGCCGTTGATGACGCCGCTGATGGTCTTGCGAGAGTCCGGCCAGAACTTCTCGTCCATCTCGAACGCGATCTCCAGCGCCTGCTCCAGAGCGTGGCCGATGACGAGCTGACCCGTGGCCACCTGGATGTCATAGCCACCATTGAGGGCGTCGACTCCACGGCCGGTGATGATCGAGGCGTCCACGTCGCCGGTCGCTGAAGCCGGCGTACGCGTGCCCTTCATGACCTCCTGCGCCAGCAGGGCATCCTGCTGCCAGGCGGCCTGCGGCATGTCCGTGCCCACGCGCCGGATCTTCTCCGGCGAGTTGGTTCGGATCACGGCATCGTCCCCGAAGGGGATCTTCTGCACGTCCGTCGGGATCGCCAGCGGCGCCCGCACGGTCTGCTGCGTGGCCTGGAGGCCCAGCATCGCCATGCGGTTGCGGGCGAGCATCGGCCACACGATGTCATCGAACTGCCCGCGGTCCTGCTCGTCCCAGGTGGGCTTGCGAGCGATGGCCACCGGAACCTTGCCGAAGTGATTCGGCATGTCCATCAGAACGAGGTTCTTGCGCTCCGGCATGTAGAGCACGTAGCTCTGCGCGTCGCAGAACTTAACCAGCTCCAGCTCCGTATCCCCGGTGACCTGCCGCCCGAAGGGCTGGTCGCGGCCGAGGATCACGTCCGCATAGTCCGGGAACTTCGCCGCGATGCGGCGCGCGGACTCGCGCCAGACGCGGGTGTACGAGCGGACCTTCCCGGCGAGGTCGAACTCCGGATAGGCCTTCATCCCGCTCTCAAGGCGAATGCGGGGACGACCCTCCTTGAAGTCGGGCTCCACAACGAAGGCCGTCGACCCGTACATGAGGTACCAGTCGCAGCCCTCCGGCATCCTCGCCTTCAGGTTGCTGTCGATCACGTAGGAATAGGCGATCTTGGTGCGCTTGGCTACGAACTTCTTGGCCCGCTCCGAGGACATGACGCCAGAGGCGCAGTTGATCGACGGCAGCGGCGCCAGGTTCTCGGCGAGCTGCCGGGCCGCGGTGTCAATGACGTTGGCCGTGATCGGCCGCGGCCACGCGTCCGGCATCGAGCCCGGGGCAATGTTGTCGATCTTCTGCGCGCGGGCGTCGTAGACCGTCTGGTGACGCGCGTCCCGCTCCTGGGCGTCACGGCGCAGAGCGTCTACGCGCCGGGCTATCTGCTCAATGTCCGCCATGACCACCTCCTGCGAAACGAAGGGTACCCCGTTACTTGACCTTTGTTTCCAAGGTTGCTACGCGCTTTTCCAGAGCGGCCACCCGCTGCTCCAGCGTCAGCGCCGGGGCAGGCGGCGGGGTGGGGGCGACGAGCTTCCATGCGCCGGCCTTCACGGCCAAGCAGGCCTTCACGTAGCCGCGCATCTTGACCATGTCGACGGCAGCGCCCCGCGGGTCGTTCTTCCAGTCGGACCACTCCAGGTGTCCGATCGCGGACTTCGGACCCCACTTGTGGGCGCGGCAGATGGCTGCGGAGGCCTTCGCCATCGCCTGAACCTGCGCGTCCGGCCACGGGTCCTTGCCGTCCCCGAGGTTCACGCACTCGAAGCCGTAGAAGTGGCTGTTGCCGTCCACGGCGCCCGAGCTGCCCTGGTGCTCGTGCGTAGCCGGCGGACGGTCGCCGTAGTTCTCTTCGACCACCGCGGCCAGGACCCGCGGGTCCCCGCCTCCG